GCGGGGCTAGTCCTTGGTGGAGGGCGAATCCGGCTAATAGTCCACCAGCTAACCTGTCTGCAGGTTCGACTGCACCCAAAACGGCCAGTGGTGAAATCGGTAGACACACCGGACTTAAAATCCGTTGGCAGTAATGCCGTGCGAGTTCGAGTCTCGCTTGGCCGACCACGCAACACAACTTTACAACGCGGAGACAACTAATGAACCCCTTGCGACCCATGCTAGCTATTGCTGCCTCCGAACAGTATCTTCGTGACTTGCGCTACCCTGTTCTAGCCAGCCCTAAGATCGACGGTGTTCGTGCTATGGTTGTTAACGGTGTAGTGACTAGCCGCTCCGGCAAGCCCATTCCCAATCGCTACGTGCAACAGAAGTACGGTATCCCGCAACTGAATGGCTATGATGGTGAGCTTGTCGTCGGAAGTGCCACTGATAAGAACTGTATGCAGCTCACTACTTCCGGCGTAATGAGTCGCGATGGCCAGCCCTCAGTTTCTTTTTGGATCTTCGACCGCTGGGACATTGGTAGTGAGCCATACTTCGAGCGACTCGGTGCGATCACTGAGATTCCAGAGCTTCAAGCTTATCGCCTGAATCACGAGCCGATTCATGACTATGAAGCTCTGCAACGTTATGAGTCACTTCAGACTTCCAGCGGTTACGAAGGTGTGATGCTTCGCGGCTACAACAACAAATACAAGCACGGCCGTTCCACTCTCCGCGAAGGCGGACTCATCAAAGTCAAACGCTTCTACGATAGCGAAGCAGTTGTGATTGGATACGAGCCACTATATCGTAACGAGAACGCTGCGACGAAGAACGAACTTGGCTACACCGAGCGTAGCACTCACCAAGCTAACAAGTTTGCTGACGATCTGCTTGGCTCCCTGACAGTCAAAGATTTGAAAACTCGCGTGACGTTCGACATTGGTAGCGGCTTCGATATGGCTCAGCGTGAGGATCTCTGGAAAGACCCGAACAAGTTGATTGGCCGCATCGTGAAATACAAGAGCTTCTCCGTTGGTGTCGTAGACAAACCCCGCTTTCCCATCTTTCTCGGTTTCCGAGATCCACTCGATATGTAAGGAATTAAAAGTGAGTAGAAAAGTTTTCATTGTCTCGAATGGTGGCCACGACTACAGCGACGCAGCACGCTATGGTGAGATTATCTTCTGCACCGACGAACTAATTCGCAAGGACGACGTAGCTCAGATGTACCGAGTTCTCAGCGAGTCCTTAGATCAAGCCGAAGCGGATGACCTGCTGCTTATCTCCAGCCTTACATCTCTCTGCACCGTAGCTGCCGCGATTCTCGCAGCCCGCTTTGGGGAGTTGCACCTTCTTCTCTACAAGGACGGTGAGTATGTTAAGCGCGACCTCATCTTGGATATGCCATGAGTAAAATCATTCCAATCAAGTTGGCCCTTGGCCCCGAGACTGACCGCAAAAAGTGCTTTGATAACACTCGCATTTCGCAATACAAGACTTGTCCGCGCAGCTACTTCATCCGCCACGTTCTCGGCTGGACTTCTACTGGCACCGCTAACGCACTGATCTTCGGGCTGAGCTGGCATGATTCGATGGATATTGTCTGGCAGTACGGTTCCAAGATCGCACCGCGTGACCTTGCTGATCTAGCTCACATGGCGTTTGTGAAAACTTGGAAAGAAAATGGAATGCCTGAGCACATCCCACTCGAACAAGAGAGTTCATTCCTTCCGCGAACTCCGGGCATCGCTCGTGAGATGCTTCACGAATACACTGAGGCTCGTGCAAAAATGTTGCGCTCCTGTGAGATCGTGGGCATCGAACAACCCTTCGCGGTACCTATTCCCGGAATGCCTAATCATTGGTATATCGGTAGGTTGGACAAAGTTGTAGACTACAATGGCCAACGACTCATCCTCGAACATAAGACCACAACCGCTTACGCTACCGTCGGGAACTTCCGAACTGATTACGTTGACAGTTGGTTTATGTCCTCGCAAGTTAAGGGTTATCAGTTTGGTGGGGGACTTTACTACGGAGACATTAACGCCGTCTGGGTTGATGCCGCGCTTGTCCATAAAAAAGTCCATGATGCGTTTAAGTTCATCCCAGTATCTCATAATCTTACCCTTCTAACCGAGTGGATCGAGAACACTAAGCAGTGGATTAATGAGATCTCCATTGAAGTAGACAACTACGATGCCGTCGGCAAGCTACTGCCGGGCATGTTCAAGAAGAACGAAGAAAGCTGCTTTGGTAAGTACGGCCCCTGTACTTACATCGACATCTGCCGCACTGTTGCAGATCCTAGCACCATCAGTGTTCCACCGCCCGGCTTTGAACATAAAGTCTGGGAACCCTTCTCGGTCTTGGGACTTGAGAAGATCATTCAAGAAAACAAGGAGACAACCAATGCAAATTAAGAGCGCCCATATCTACATAGACGAGCATCACTCGACTGGCTCTGTTGATCTTCGGGCTGGTGAGAACTCCATCAGCCTCGCCCTCCCAGTTGAAGCCATCGCGGAGATCGCGGAGATCGCTGGCATCGTTTCCAAGTACTCCGCTCGCGTTCTGAACAATGTTGCAGGTGTGAGTGGTGCGGACATTGCAGACTCAACGGCTCTTGAACTTAACACTTTCATCCGTAGCCGAAACTTCGACGCACCTGAGCAACTTCTCCTTTCGGTGAACGCAGATGCCTAATGCAAAGACTGCCCGTGAAACTGCACGAAACAAATTTCTTCTGCTCGGTGACACAGGAGCAGGTAAGACTACGCAGTTACTTACTCTGCCGGGACGTAAGTTTGCGTACCTCTTTGATCCGAACGCCATTCTCAGTCTACAGGGCTATGACGTTGATTATGAGGAGTTCCTTCCGGATCGGCTTAACCTTTCAATTAAGTCGCTGAAGAAAGATGTTGGCGACAAGACCACCTCGTTCAAAAACGATCTGTATGTTGAGTGGGAGAAGGACTTTAACGACAAGTTGAACAGCGGGTTCTTCGACCAGTACGACGTTATTGCAATGGATAGTGCCACGACGTTCCTTGATCTCATCATGGATCGTATTCTCACAATCAATGGACGAGCTGGTGCGTGGCCACAGCAAGATGACTACGGCCCTCAGATGTTGGCCTTTACTAACGTCTGCCGATCGCTCATGTCGCTTAACAAGTACATATTCATGACTGGACATTTGGAAACCAAGCAAGATGCACTGACCCAGCGGATCATGCGGACGCCTATGATGACGGGCCGACTCAAGACTAAGATCCCGCTGCTGTTCAGTGACATCTTTATTTGCGAGGCTGAGAATGATGGACGCGGTGTAGTGAAGCACAAAATCCAGACTGTCCCCGACCGCATGACTACCACCGTTCGTAGCTCCATCAAGGGTCTCGGTTCGTTCGAAGATGTCACCATCGACTTCGCTAAGCCCCTCGAAGGACAGGGGATTGGCAAGTTCCTCAAATGATCGCATCGCTGTTGTGCAAGATTGGCTGGCATGACTGGAGACCGTTGATCCACACTTACATCTGTTTCCGCTGTGGTAAGCGCCGAACTAAACTCGACTAACCCAGCTACCATTTCTCCAGCAGTCCGCTGGCGAAGCACCTACCGTCCCAATTTGGGACAGGTAGTTTACCAACCCTGGGCTAACGCCCCTTATTGAGAAACCGCAATGACCTTTATTCCTGTTAACTTTGATGACGCCGTTGAAGCTCAGCCCGCCGCCGCTGGTCGTTACGCACTTCAGATTCTGAAGTCGGAAGTCACGGTGTCTGGCCCGAACAGCAAGAACCCCGGCGCTCCGCAGTTCCGCGTTACCATCGGCTTCGAGACGGAAGATAACGTCCCGAACATCACGCAGTATATCTCTCTGCCTGCTGAAAACGATGAAGCTAAGACCGCGCAGTACAAGGTTCTGCTGCTGAAGCGTTTCCTCGAAGCCTTCAACATCCCCTACGATCAGAACGGCATTGATACTGAGCGTATGGCTATGGATATGGTCGGCTCGCGTGCGACTTGTGAAGTTACTGTCTCCGAGCCGGATGACAACGGTAACGTCTACAACCGCATTCAGGTTCCGCGTCTGCGTACTGAAGCCGGTCGCTCTGCTCGCGGTCGTTAAGTTGTAACCTTTGCCTCAGGGGAGTTCCTCGCTCCCTTGGGGCTTTTTCGGAGAAATGAAATGTACCAAACTAAAGGTTTAAGTCATGACCAATTCGCCGGAGCTGAAGCAATTAAGCGATGCGCCCCCGTTGAAGACTCCATCGACATGCTTCGCACCGCAGTAGGTTGCTTAGAGGAAAACTTTGCAGCCCTAAACAATAGGTTGACTCCAGTACTTGGCCCGGCAGTACCTGTTAATGCTGTATCAGAAAAACCAGCACAGTTTGGCGTACCCCTTGCTGATACCATTCAGCAAATTACTGGAAGACTGGGAGCACTGAACTTCCATACCCGCGAACTGCTCGACCGCCTCGGAGTATAATGTGTCCCCTAACCTTGCCCACGTATTCACCATCGACTTCGAGACGACCGGCGTTGATACTAAAACCTGCGATCCCGTCGAGATTGCCATCTACAACGGACGAACCAACCAGTTCTTCCAACAACTTATCAAGCCGCCCGTACCTATTCCACCCGAGACTAGTGCAGTCCACCACATCACTGATGATGATGTTGAGCATGAAGCCGAGTGGTCGGACGTTCGGGCCTTCTTGCAAGGATGGCTGAGGGATCGCTGCGGTGACGCTACTCCAGTCCTTGTAGCCCACAACGCTGATTATGAGAAGGGTGTGCTCTATCGCAACAACCCCGACTTCATCCCCGTCCAGTGGATCTGCACATACAAGTGTGCGCTTCGCGTCTGGCCAGATGCGCCGGGTCACAAGAATGAAGTGCTTCGCTACTGGCTCAAGCTCGGAACTCAGCGTGGCCGCAAAGCAGATCAAGCTCCCCACTCTGCGATGCACGATGCTGTAGTCACGGACTCGCTGTTGACTGAGCTTCTCAAACACGCTACAATTAACGAACTCATCGAGTGGACGGAGCAGCCAGCTAAGCTTCCAAAGATGCCGATGGGTAAGCACTTCGGACAGACTTGGGACACCATCCCCGCCCCATACCTTGAGTGGTGCTTGAAGCAAGCCGACATGCGTGAAGATGTTAAGCACGCAGCTAAAGAGGAACTCACTAGGAGACGTACCAATGCAACTGGCCGATCTGGTTAAACCCCTAGATCAGTGCACCGACGAAGAACTTCTCGAACGACTTCGCACTATCCGTAACAACCGAACAAGTGTGCGCCCTGCTGCTAAGGCTCACGCCAAGCGAGCTGAGCGCAAGGGTCTGCAAACCCGTGTCAGCAAAGTCGAGAACCTGATCGCAGGACTCTCGCCCGAAGCAATCCAGCAACTCCTACTTGAACTTGGAGAGTCTAATGAGCAAGGTTGAAGGTCATCGTACTGATGGTTTCTCTCACATCCCACTCGAAGCTATCACTGTTGGTGAGCGTTTCCGTGAGGACTTTGGTGACATTGAAGAACTAAAGGACTCCATTCGTGACAAGGGTATTATCCAGCCTATCACGGTGGATTCTAACTACACTCTGCTTGCTGGCGGTCGCCGCTACCGTGCTGCTACTGAGCTTGGCCTGCCGACTATCCCGGCACTGATCCGAGAGTTCGTAGACGAAGTTGACTCCCGTGAAATCGAACTGATGGAAAATCTCCATCGCAAGGACTTCACATGGGCCGAGAAAGCCAAGCTAACTGCTCGCATCGACGCACTTTTCCGCGAGAAGAACAATGGCAACTGGAGCATCCGCAAGACTGCCGAGGTGTCTGACTCCTCGAAGTCCGCGGTGGCCCGAGAGCTGGAGCTTGCGCGCGCTATCGAGGCCGTGCCGGAACTGGCGGAGTTCAAGACCGCTGACGAGGCGCTCAAGGTTCTGAAGAAGATGGAGGAGCAGGCTGTTGTCGCGGAGCTTCATTCGCGCCAGAAGCAGCGGCTCGCGGACGAAGGCCGCGCCGATGCCAAGGTGGTCGGCGGTCAACTCGAAGCCGGGCTCCGCACGCTGCTTAAGTTGGCAGACAAGAACTACATCGTCAGCGACGTCTTTGCTGGCATGAGTGGCTTAAAAGATAACGGTCACATTAGTCTTATTGAATGCGATCCTCCGTATGGAATTGATCTCAACAGCCAAAAGGGTTCTGCCGATTCCGCAGTATCTACCGTGCACTCTTACGAGGAAGTTGCTCGTGACGAGTATCCTGGATTCCTTAAGCGACTTGCGTCTGAACTATATCGAGTGGCTGGCAAGGATTGTTGGCTTGTATTCTGGTACGGCCCCACCTGGCACCATCAAGTTCTTACCTCTCTCCGTGAGGCAGGCTGGCAAGTCGACGAGATTCCGGCTATCTGGGCTAAGCCCCAAGGACAGACCTTGCAACCTGAGCTTTATTTCGCACGTGGCTATGAACCTTTCTTTCTCTGCCGAAAGGGCAAGCCTCTTATGATCGAGCGGGGACGTCTCAATGTCTTCAACTTCTCACCAGTCCCGCCCAAACAAAAGTACCATCCCACTCAGCGGCCACTGGAACTCATTGAGCACATCTTCTCTTGTCTTGCGGCTGGCCGTGCTAATGTATTTGTTCCTTTTCTTGGCTCGGGTGCTAGTCTCCTTGCTTGTTACAATCTGGGTTTTACTGGTTTTGGTTTCGATCTGAACGGGGAGTACAAACCCAAGTTCATGCTTGAGGCTGAGGCTCAGGCTCGCAAACTGTTTGATGTGGATAAGGGCGATGACTAATGTCTTTCATTCCAACCGCACAACGATCCCGACTAGTTCCAGGTAGCGGCCCTCGTGATGCTCGTATCGCTATCGTTGGAGACTTCACCACTCCATTCGATGATCGAGATTTAAAGCCGTTCTCTGGCCCCGGTGGAACTGTTCTTGATAGCTGCCTTCACGCAGCTGGCTTGATTCGCGG